TGTAGCCGTTGCCGCCATGGTCGAGATCATTGCAGCAGTGGCTGGGGCCTCAATCTCAGTGGCGGCTATGGGTGCGGCTGGTTTCAGCCGGCGCAATGACCAGGCCAGAGATGCCGTGATCCGCCTCACCAGCGCTGTCGAGCACATCGCCACCCAGCTGGAGGTGCTGCACGCCGATATCAAAGAAGACCGGCGTGAGACTTTCGGACGGTTATCGACGGTTGAGCAGCGCGTCTCTAAGTTGGAGGCACGTCCGCCACAATGTTGACGATGGACTTTCTTCATCACCCCGCTTTCTGGATCATCATCGCTGCAGCCAGTGAGGTGATCGCGTTGTCGCCGCTTAAGGACAACAGCATCATCCAGCTTGTGTTCCATGTGCTGCGTTCGATCAAGGGAAAAAAGCTCTAGGCAAGACCTGGGAGCAAGCTGCTCGGGAGTGGTGGTTTGAGCTGCTACTCCCTAGCAAGCTGGATCAGGCTGAAAAGGAATGGCACGCAACGCAGCCAGCAGCCATTCAACCGCCAGTGATGATTGAGCATCTCATTGATCCTGAGCTGCAAACTGGCGAAAGCCGCCTCCTTGGTGGGGCAATGAGCATCCACGCCCCTTGGAGCAATGACGCAAAACAAGATTCGCCTACTTGACCTGTTCAAGTACTACAAGGCATTGCCGCATCAAATGGCGGCCCTGACAGAGCTGGAAGCTGCCATTAACAAGGCCAATCCGCACATTCTTGGCCGTGATCAGGCTTGGTTTCAAACATGGAGCCAAGACGGTAAGCAAACCGACTTAACCGCGGCCATCAAGCTCATCAAAGATTTTGAGGGCTGCCACCTAAGCGCCTATCCCGATCCGCTAAGCGGCGGCGACCCTTGGACAATCGGCTATGGCACAACCCGCTATAGCGGTGGCGTGCCAGTCAAGCGCGGCGACAAAATCACAGTGATCGAAGCCGACATGTTGTTGCGGCTTGAGATTGATCGCATTGCTGAAAAGCTCCGCACAACTGTGCCGCACTGGAAGGCGATGGATGACAACCAGCGATCTGCGCTGGTCAGCTTTGCTTACAACCTTGGCGCTGGGTTCTACGGCTCAGCAGGATTTGAGACGATCAGCCGCTGCCTGCGCGAACGTGATTGGGCCGTGGTGCCCGCTGCGTTGGAGCTGTACCGCAACCCTGGCACCAACGTTGAGGCTGGTCTGCTGCGGCGTAGGAGGGCAGAAAGCGAGCTCTGGGGCAGGCATCAATCCATCGTCGAGCATGAAACTGCCAAGCTGCGGCCCAGCAGCCCATTCAGCGCACGGATTACGCCACACATCAGGTTGGGGGAGTTTGCGTTGGATCAAGAGGCACGCAGGTTTGACAATCAAGGCCAGCTAGACATTGCAGCAGAACTTGCAGCATTCCTGGAACGTGTGCGCGTGCAATTCGGCGGCAAGCCCATCGTGATCACATCGGGCTATAGACCGCCGGCCATCAATGCGCAGGTGGGTGGTGCCAGCAATAGCGAGCACCTTTACAAGCCCGGCTGTGGCGCAGTCGATTTCTACATCGATGGCGCTGATATCTATGCCGTGCAGAACTGGTGCGACAAGAATTGGCCCTATAGCCTTGGTTACGGCGCTTACAAAGGCTTTATCCATCTAGGCATCCGCAGCAGCAGGGCTAAGGTGCGCTGGGATTATTGAGGCCCTGTGCTGTTACCTGATCACGAGATCCGCCGGCTGTGCCAACGGCATGGGATGGTGAGCCCATACAACGAAGAACAGCTCAACCCCGCGAGCTACGACGTCACGCTCGGCACGCAGATCATGATGGAGGTGGCCAGCAGTATCGAGCTGCAAAAGGTGCAACTGCATGGGCACACGCAGGACGATCCGTTCTGGATTCAGCCCGGGGAGTTCTTCCTGGCCGAAACGCAGGAAATCTTCAACCTGCCCAACCACGTCGGCGCGCAGTTTGTGCTCAAATCCAGCCGCGCACGCGAAGGCTGGGATCATGCTGAGGCCGGCTGGGCAGATCCAGGGTGGTTTGGTAGCAGGCTGACAATGGAGCTACGCAATCAGCGGCGCCTGCACCCATTACCGATTTGGCCGGGCCTGCGTATTGGACAGATGAAATTCCTGCTGGTCAGTGGAACCGTGGAGCGCAGCTACGCGCAAACCGGAAGATATAACGCAGACCTAGGCGTCACCGGCAGCAAGGGCTAGCGTTTGCTCGGAGAGTCGAGGACTCAGGCGCCGGTCAAGCCGCCGGCGCTTTTTTCATGGGATGCGCCAATGGAGCCATGCGCAGCCGGTAGATCTTGCCAGGCGCCTCAGCTGGATCATCCATCGGAATCATCGTGTAGTCATCGCAACCGTGCGATTCAGCGAAGTGGCTGGCGGCCGTATGGGTCGGGAATGGTCCGATATGCCACGGGCCGATGCGAAGGATGTATGTCATGCGGCAGACCGTAGCCTGAATCCTGCCGATGAATCCCGCACTAAATCTAAAGTCTCGTGCGACTCAGTGGCGACCGCTACCGTATGCCAAGCGGCGCCGGATCATGCAGGGCTATTTCCTGGAGATCAACGCCAAGCTATTCATACGATCCAACACGCCTGCAGATGATCTGCCTGGCGATATCTACAGCCATATGGCTGAGTTCATCCGATCTGATGAGGACATCATCGATATCGAGGTGAACGCGGTGCCCATTCCGCCAGATCTCTGTGGATCGCCACCGGATTGACGAAACCCGCCTGGTTACGCGGCGATCGGCCCGTGATCAGATCCTTCTGGCCTGGAACTATCAGTGCGCCTATTGCGGCGAAGAGCTCGGCCGCAGCCCAACCATCGATCACGTCATCCCAAAGGCGCACGGCGGCACCACCATCCCTAGCAACTTGGTGGCCTGCTGCATGGGCTGCAACTGCAGCAAAGGCCATAAACCTTGGGTGGACTGGTATCGCGCTCAGCCGTTCTGGTCAGCTCTAGGCGAATGGGCGATCGCACGCTGGCTGCAATCTGAGCCATAATCTCGGCGAGTTCTTTCTAAAAGGCTCAGCGTCCGTAGCGGCCGGCTGCGGTGAGCTCAGCGGTGCGTGAGCCCTGGGCACCGGCCAACCTATCAACTAAGGCTGCGACCCAACAGCTGATCTAGGTACATTTCGGCCTGCCACAAATCAGAGCTATAGCGGCAAGTGCCAGCGACACAGCTGCGGTAATAGACCTCACCGCGCACGGGCATCAACGTCTCGATGTAGCCGCCATCACGGTCTGTCCGGCTGATCACTTCTGGTCCGTACATCGCGCCGCCTCTTGCTGACAGATCCATGCCTTCAGTCTGGCGACATACTCCCGTAGAGCCTGCGCTTGCTCTAGGTGAAATGGATCACTGCTAGCAAACCAAAGAGTGTTGTGACGGTCGATTGCCTGCAGAGACTGGTGGATCAGTGGGCACCAATCAGCGCGTATAGGTGTGGCCCACTCACGAGGCACGTTCGTACATTTCACAGCGGGCCGCATAGCGCCCGCCACTACGCTTTGATTCTGGCAACGCCAAGCCGCATCCCTGTTGCCGCATCTCCCAGTAGTGGCAGTCCCAACACATCGGAGGGTGATCGAGCGATCGCAGTTCCGACTGTGCAGCTTGGTAGATGGATTGCGCACGAATCAACGCATCCTGCAATCGCACTGTGCCTGTGTCGGCCTCAAGCTGATGCTCAGGCTTTGGACCCAGCACAACGCGGGCGTACCAGTGCCCATCGCAGCGCTTGCACACCAGCAGCAAACGGCCAGCGTGCAGGCTGATCATTGATCCTCGCCGTATGCCGGCTGATGAAAGATGCGCTCTAGCGTCATGCTGGCTGGTTCATCCGGGCCATTGGTGACATAAGCCGCAACCGGATCAGTCTGGTCTGCTGCGACGATCATCTCGCCGCGGCCGTATGGCTTGACCACCACCAGCCCGGTGCGCCGGCTGCGCACAAGGATGCCAAGCGCCCAGCGCTCAAGCATGGACAGACCTGGCAGGTGGGGCATCATCCCTCCAGTTTGGCGATAAGGCGGTCCAAATACCAGCGGCACTTGCGGGCATCTTCCAAGGCATTGCCCTTGCACCACATGCGCAGCAAGTATTTCAGCGCCTGCCCCTGCAGATATGCCGGGACCATATGGGGCGCATCAGCCACGGCCGCCTCAATCACGTCGATAGCTTCCACCGGCCCGCGGCGGTAGTGGTCTGGGTTGATCGCGTCAGTCATCGAGCCATGCCCAAACCATGCGTTTGCAAATGCGCCATGCGTGTTTTTCGTCAACATCAAACTCTGCTGCCAGCTGGCGATACGACCACCCCTCACGCTGCAGCTGGCGCAGCTTACGCACCAGCTCCGGCGTCAGAATTGCGGCATAGTTTTGCTCGCCAGTCTTGAACGATCCGGCGTGCCGCGTCATCGCCACTTATCTCCCAGCAGCTGCTGGCGGCACACCTCAATGGCCTGCTGGGCCTGCTTTTGCGTCATCACGGATTCTGTGGCATCCATGGCGCGCACCACACGGGCCAAGAGCTCTGGGTAGTCAGTATCCCTAAAATTCGCAGCGAGATCATGGCAAAACTCATCCCATAGGCCGGTGTAGGTGCCACATGTGCGGCCGCTGCGTTCATAAATGGCCGCCATCATGTCGGCGCGTTGCTGATCGAGCTGGTGTTCCTTCATGGTTCAAGTTGTTGACGGATGCGCAGCAGTTCTTCGCAGATCTGCTGCCTAAAGCGCAGGCCGGTGATGCTGTTGAGCTCATCAATACGCAAATCGATCAGCTGCTGCAGCCGTTGGCGTTCATCCTGCTGCCCTTGACGATAGGTGCCGGAATCAGTCAGCAGCTGTTCAAGGCGCTGGCGGATATTGCTCACAGCACCTCCACGGCAGTGGCTTGTGGCCAGCGGTTGCGAGCATATTTGGCAGCAGCGCGTTTGGATTCGGCGCGGGTGTACCACTTGATTGGCCTGGTCTGCGGAAACCGCACTAGGACCGTGAAATCCTTTACACGGGCATTGTGACGGGGCCGGCTAATGCCTTCGCCATAGCTACCCAGTTCAGACTCATCAGTGCGCCATTGCAAAAGCGCGCCTTGCACCTCAGCCATGGATGATCGACTCAGTGATGGTTTCGGCATTGATCCATTCAAGATCTGGCCACTTGTGACCATATTCCTGAAATGCCTTTTGCTTGGCGTCAGTAATGCTGCAGGCCATAACGCAATCGATCACGTTGGCACTTGGGATTTGGAAGTAGTAGCGGCGTTCAGTCATGGCGAACTACCTCCTGCGTGCCGGAATGAGTGACGCTCGCTTGGTTGCCGGCTTCGATGCCGATCATGGCGAAGGCTGCGGCTGCGAAGAGTAAACAAATGGCGTTGTTGAGGGTGTTCATAAG